TTGTTTGTTTGAATGTTTGTTTAGAGTGGTCTATCGCCACGCGCAGAGTTGCAAGATAAATGTGCTGCCAATAAGGGACTGTTCCTGTCGCCAGGTATCAGGTGATCAGCAGTGATTTGATTGCGGTCAGTGAATAGTTCGTTGCAGAGATGGCATCGTGTTGCGGTAGCCCGTAGCCCTGCCCTTGCTTGCTTGTATTTAGGGTCGTTATACCGCCCCCATTTCTCTTTCATGTGTGCTGTGCAGTAGCTTGAACCTGATGTAAGCACACCGCATTTGATGCAGGGTTTAGGGAATCTACTCATCATCATCTAGCGGGTCGTAGATGGCTTGAAAACCTAATGCTATGTCTGTATTGCTTAATGTAGAACTATCTCGCTCAGCAGGCTTCTGTGGCTTATCTGAGTGCTTATGTGTTCTCCGCCATGCCTTCACTAATTCGATGGCTTCACGATCATCAGTTTCAAATTCTGCACCGCATGAACAGGTTTCACGAATCATTCTTAGCCCAGCCAGAGCCTATGAATCGGGTCGCACCCCAACCAAACTTTCTTTCCATTACAAGCTCACATAAACCGCATACAGGGACTTTAGGTTCATCTTGTAGTTCGGCAACGACTTGGTCAGTTACACCGCAGTTAGGGCAGATAAAAAGATAAGCAGGCATTAGTGATTCCTTTGTGGAGCTGTCGAGAGTCGAACTCGAGTCCTACTAATTCCGCATGCGGGTTTATCAGCAGTCAAAACCATTTCAGCCCCTAAATCTTCCAGACTGTTCCTGTAAAGTCTATGCCTTGCTGTAACTCGAAGCACACTAATCCTGGTTGTGAATCTTCACCGGCAGTCAAACGCCACCAGCTTGACCCATTATCTAGCGTGCTAGCCTGCACCCAGAAACGACTTGTTCCACGCGGGGTAGAACCTAACTCAAGAACGCGTAAATGATGGAAGTGTCCGCTAACACCGATAGTTGCGGCGTGAACAGGTTGCTTACCAAACGCTTGTTGCCGCCACCATGTCGGCACCTGATCAGGTCTAGCAGATTGATGCCCATGCCATAAACCTAGAATGTGGAAAGAATCTTCAAAGATGTCGAAGGCTAACGATTCGTCATGTTCGGCAGGTTCAAAGAACTTTATAGGCAATCCAACTTCTTTACTAAGTCTGGCAAGTGTTCGAGCAATATGTAAACCCCAATCATCAGTAGGTTTACCGACACGCTGTTTACCTGATCTCCACTGACAATGATTAGAGCCGACAGATAGATAAGTTATCGAAGCATGCTTAGATAACATCTTTAAAGTTTCCCAGGCTAATGATGTTGCCAAATCAATCTGCTGCATAATGCTCAAGTCATTACTTTGTAGCTGATGTAAGTCGGCAGCATTACCAAAGTTTTCTATCGTATCGCCAACATCACAAAAAATAATCTTCTCAGGCTTAACTGCCTTGACCTTCTCAATTAGTGCTAACTGAGTCTTTGCAACTCTATGAATTAGTGCATCAACACCGCCACGATGATCTACCTTGCCAACCTGTAAATCACTCCACAAAATAACTAAAGCTTTACCTGACTGAACCTGCTTAGGTGTTACAGGCTTAGTTTTCTTAGCCAACGAATACAGCAAAGGAAGATTGATAGTCGAGTTACGCTTCACCCAGCGAATACGGACTGAAGTCATCCACATAGGTTCTAACGGAAAAGGTCTAGCAACCTGCCAACGACTAATACGCGGTTCACCCACAATTTCTATTTCATCAGGGTTTATACCTGCTTCTCTAAGGAAAGCATCAACATCAGTAGGGTTATCGTTATCAGCCTGAGCCGGTAAAACAGCTTCACCACCATCACCATCAAACTGAACTGATGGACTCCAACCTTCAGGATAAGTAACCTTTGGTGCAGGTGTGCTCAATCCTTCGAGCATGAGCAGCGTTTCTCTCTATGATGTTTGATAGCTGCATCACTACATTTAGTTCCACGCTTATACAACTCATTACTTAGAGTCTTATAAGGCCACTCTGGACTCATAACAGCCTGCTCAAAAATGACTTTATCTTTATCAGACAGTTCACTCAAGATTGTTCTTATACGACAGTTAGTTTGGCGTTTAGGTATCTTCAGGTCTTCAAACATTATTATGCAATTCTTTCTTTAGGTTGTAGCCAATCTTGAGGATTATCTCCATGTAGTGCAATCGCTAATTTAAACAGTATTAATTCAGTTTGACTTATTTCAACATCTTGATCTAATTTCATCAGAACTAAACGAATTGGCGGAACATATTGATTAGCTTTACCAAAACGATAAATCTTACAACTTCCATGAATTGTTGATCTATCTTCTTGTGGATAATCAATCATCTTGCAATCTAAACAGTAAAGCCATGCACTTGAACCATTAGTACCTCTACCCATTAGTAGCTCCTGGTAGCCAAGACTTAGTTCTTATACCTGTATTAGTTGTTCCCCTTGAAACTTCTTTACAAGTCAAACAATCTCTTTCCCAACCAATAAAAGCATGACCTTTACGATCAGAACGGTCTCTAAATCTCCATCGAGTTGTATTAGATTCCCAAATATGACCATTCTTGCAAGCAGGCTTTCCACGAGCATAAATACGCTCTTGAGCAGCATAAAGTGGTTCATCAGCTAAAACACGACTAGGCATCTCTTAACTCTACCTTCCCTAATTCTTGTTTAGTTTTCGTAATAATGTCCCTAGCCACAATCTCCGCAACCAATTGAATAGCACCACCGGTAGCAGCCGAAACAAGAAGAAGATCGGAGAGCTTATTAGCCAACACAGAATCAACAACAAACTCATTATGTAAAGAATCCCTAAGCGCAAAAATGGCTTCATCAAGTTCCCTACTTATCATTGTTTAGAGCCTTTACTTTGCGAATCAGGGTTTGTAAATACTTTGCTTTCATTCTGGCATTTACAGCTAGAGAAGCAACTTGAGTATCTTTATGCACCTGCTTCATCTCTTCATGCAACACCATCAAAGCAAGGTTTACCCCATAGCGTTGCCCTGTCTGTCTAGCGTTCCACCAGTAGACATGCATAGTCTTAGGAAACCAGCGTTCAAGAATCTTCTTCATCATAAAGCCCCTCATTATCGTTGTTATCAAGAATTACTGCCATAAGCAGTGAAGCCCCTAAAGGCAGCAAAACAACTAAAGCAATTACGCTCAAGATTATTTCAAACAGGCTCACAAGATATCTACTTGATCGGTTAGCTTCTCCAAAATCAAGTCAAGGATGGCCTGTAATTGCGCGTTACTGATAATCTCTTTACGCTCAAGTTCAATTAGAGCATCAGAAGTTCTAGTGTGTTCTTCACGTTGACCTTCACTCTTACCTGCCTTATAGTCTTTGCTAAAAATGTTGATGCTATTCACTCTGCAAGCACAGTTCCCTTGGCAGTTGTTACAGCTCATGTTTCGTCTCCTTCGCAGACTGTTGTATGTTTTGTTTCTGTTTGTGTTTGATATTCGATTTGATAGCAGTGTGGTCTATTTAATAGAAGTGTGCAATAAATAGAAATCATAAGCAGCAGAATCGCAATCAAAGCAATGTAAAAGCGATCAGACATCTATCTCTTCTTTCAGGTATAGAACTTCTAAAGTGTTGCAGTTAACAAAAACTAACTTTCCTGTTGCAGCACAGTTGCGGATAACATTCTGCTCTTTCAACAGTTTTATTAGCCTTTCACGCTCACGCTCTTCGCCTTGCCTGCGATAAAACTCTCTAACAGTTTCGGCACTATTTGTCGGCATGAAACTTACCTTTCCAATATTCGGCTTCTTCAGTCATAAGCTCATTCAAGCGTTTATGCCCGTTGATTTGCAGATAAGTCGCTGAATAAGCGTTATCAACCTTGCCTAATAAACCTGCAAGCCTGTAACTTATCCCACCCAAAAAATGTAGTTTCAGTTTCAGCAGAATCGACTTAGAACCAAGTGATCGTTTACCCATCACAAACCCCAAATCCAAGCACCAGCAACAGCCACAAAATACATAGCTGCATAACCTAAACCAATAAGGCTAAGAATCCCTAACAATGATTTCATTTCACTAACTCCAAACCTTGTAGAACCTGATGGACTGCACGATTACGCTCAAGAAACACTGACTGCCCGTAAGCAGTAACAGCATCATCCCAAACATCAAACAAATCAGCATGATTCAAAAAATCTTTACCACAATTTATCCAGGCACGATAAGCAGTTATAGCGTCAAGAAACAACTCTTCAGGTGATCTCATTATGCGACCTGCAATTCTTTTTCATACTCGCCAACAACCTGCTGTAAAGCATTTACTTCAGCAACATCAAGATTGTAGTAATGACCTAGGGCAGCAAGATTATTTAGATTGATAGGCACAAGCCCATCCATAGCGTTACAGCAAACCTGCTTTACAGAAGCAGTAGCACAATAAACACAAAACATACAATCTGATTCAACTTCATCATAAATAGAATCAACTTTTGATGATGATTCTTCATAATCGCAGACAGCCTGCTCTAACTCATCAATCTGCCAAATGTTGAGATTGTAATAACCTGCGATGGCATACATGTTCTCAGAAGTAACCTGAGTCAAACCATCATAAGTTCCGCAGCAAACAAGTTTCACCGCAGTTTCAGAACAGTAGCAACAATAAACAAGATCTGATGCAACTTCATTCATAATCTCGTTTAGGAAGAAACCTGCAACATCCAGGTTCGGGTTAGCTTCGACTGCCTTGTTTAGTTTGTCCCACAAACCTTGAGCATGAACAGTAGGTGCTTCTTTGTAAGTAATCATTTGTTTTGTCCTTTGTTTGTCCTTATCAAGCCTTTTGACCTGATAGGTCTATTCTATGCTCAAATAGTTGCTCAAGCAAAGCATTTAGGACTAAGTTTTAGATTACAGTTTGGTAAACAATTTAGGGGTAATTAGAGATAGTAACCGCAACCCCAGACTCCCCCACAGCATACTTCTTAGACACTTCAAGCCTTACAACAAGCGCATCATCAGTCCAAACAGCCTTACAAGCATCCAACAAGGCTCTAGTCAGCTTATCCACATCAGGTGGCACAATAGGCCATTCACGCTTCACAGAAGGCTTACGAGTCAAATAAAACACCGCTTCAACCTTCACAGCCCCATCAAACTTACTTAGATCACCTGAATCCTGCATAGCCTGAATAACCGCATCACTCACAGCCTTCCGCCAGGCAGGTAATTTAGGTGAACTCTCAATAATCAAAGGAATGTTATTGCCGGCAGCAGTCCGCCTAGTCCCAACATACTTCTTAGAACCCTGTGGCGCAGGATCAGTGCCAAAAACAGTAAAACTAAAACTATTTCTTGCCATACCAATTCACAAACATCACAAACCAAATAAAAACCCCTATCAAACCATTAACGGCTGATAGGGGTTGCGGGGTAACAAGAGCATTATTTAGGCAAAGGAAACCTAAAACAAAGCCGACACCCCAATTCTGCATCTACTAAAAGGGAAGGTCAGTAGGCACAGAAACTTTAGGTGCATCAGCAACAACAGCATTATTTACATCCAACTTGACTTTACGACCAGGCTTACCAGTCTTATCTTCAAAATCTTCAATCTTCACCGATAGTTGCCCTGTAACAGTAACATCCGCATCAATCGCAATGTTATGTGCCACAGCAAACCAGACAGTCCAAGTCCGCGTGTAATCTTCACCAGTAGCCGACTTATAGGACTCAACAAGCGATAACCCTTGTGAGCTTGCCCCAAAAACTTTATTTACTTTACCTGTTACCTTGACCTGAGCCATGATTTCTCTTTTCTAATAGATGTTTGAGTGTTACTTACATAGTCTAAGGTTAGGGTGCGACAATATGTGTTTCATTCATACAATCCTTATGCCCACAAACCCGTTCACCTGCTTTTAGCAGTTTCCCTGACTCATCAATCGGGTTCAAATCACTATCAACTAAACCTTCATGCGGAATGCAACGCAAAACCCCATACTGAATAACAGCCTGCTTCCTAGCCCGACAGTTTATACAAAGAAGATCCTTACGACCCCGCTTCTCAGCTGCAACAGCCCACATAAAACCGCAACGCCTACACTCAACCTTATTATCTTCAACCACAATTTCTAGTGTAAGTCTTTTACCCTGCTAAATCTGCCATCAAACACCAGGTCAAACACACCGGTAGCCCCATGCCTATTCTTTACAACATCAAAAGTGATCAGGCTCTTCAAACCCATCAAAGAACTATCCCAATCCTGATTCTTCTCTAAATCAGCATCCCTACCCTTATCAACATCAGACTGCTTACGCGAGAGCATAACGATAACATCAGCATCCTGCTCAATCTGACCTGAATCACGCAAATCAGAAGCATTAGGTCTATCATCAGGCTTATTATCTACCCGCCTATTCAACTGAGCCAAAGCAACAATAGGAATACTTAGTTCCTTTGCTAAATTCTTCAAATCAATGCTTATCTGAGAAATCTGCTCATACTTAGGTGCACGCGCATTAGCAGCAGTAATCAACTGCAAATAATCAACAACAATAACCTTCACAGACTGCTTCTGCAAAACAGCCAAAGCATAAGCCCGCAACTGAGCGACAGTCTGCCCACCACGATCACTAATAATCAACTTACTTCTAGTAGCAGAAATCAAGTTATCTATACTTTGAACCTGAACATTAGTCAGCTCATTACGCTCAATCGAATCCAAAGGAATATTCAACTCACCTGCAACAGCACGATTCAACAAACTACTCTTATCCATCTCAAGGCTAAAAAACAGCACATCATCAGTCCGAGCAATCTCCCAAGCCAACTGCAATCCAACCACAGTCTTACCCACCCCAGGGCGAGCACCAAACACATACAACCCAGACTGCTTCAAACCCACAATAAGCGCATTCAATTTACTGAAACAAGTAGCAATAGTGCGTTTAGGGTTACGAATCTCCAACAACATAAGCGCCAAATCATACCGAAGGTCAGGCAACTCAAAAGACTCAACAAGCTGCAACTTCTGCATCTCCTGCTTCACCTGCTCAATACGCGCAGCAACATCCCCATCACCTGCCATCTCCAAAGCAAGAATCCGCAGTTTCCTATCAACACTCTGCTCGACAACCCTAGAAACATAAGAAGCAACATGAGCCGGAATTACAGCAAAATCAGTCGCAACAATAACTCTCTGCCTAGCAACAGGATTCAAACGAGCAGACACAGTAAAAACATCAATAGCCTTATTTTGAGCCTTCAAATCAAGAATCACATCAAACGCTTCAGCAAACCAAGGCGCATCAAAATCAGAAGAATCAAGATGAACATAATCTAACACCCTGCCATGACTATTCAGAATAGAACCTATAACAAGCTCTTCAAAATCAATCTCACTCATCATCGTTTCCCTTCTGCACTAGGAAAGCATGCCAAAACCTTGTCTAACAAAATCTCATCGGTGCGAGCATGCTCAATCCACCAAGCATCCTTAGACACAGCAAAACTCTCCAAACACTCCTTACGCTCAACAAACGACAAATCAGGTCGAGCCTGAGCAACGACATCCCAAAAAATAGAACCAGGCTTAGAATCAAAAACAAGATTTCTGCCCTTATCTAATTTATTTAATTGTTTATTTAATGGGCGGAAGTTTTTGTCGTTTTCAGCGGAAGTTTCTTGCACTTTAAGCGGAAGTTTTTGTATCTCCAATGCGGAAGTTTTTGTATA